ATCATCCTGGTGGCGCCGACGGCATTTGGAAAGACCGAGACCGCGCTCGATCTCATCCTGAAAAGCCAGACCAAGCAGGCCCGCGTCTGGTTCGTCGTCGACCGCCTGACGCTCGTCGACCAGACCAGCGAGCGCTTCGCTCAATACGGCATTGACCACGGCGTCATCCAGGCCGAGCACTGGCTCACCGATCCGACAAAGCCGGTGCAGATCGTGTCCGTGCAGACCGCTATCAGGCGTCAGTTCGCGGACGACTTCCTGCCCGATCTCGTTATCGTCGACGAGGCGCATTGCGAGTACAAGGACTTCCTCAAATTCCTCGCCGAGCGCTGCCCCCGGGCTCGTGTGATCGGGCTTACCGCCACACCCTTTACCGACGGCATGGCCGAGCACTGGGACGCGCTGGTGAACGGCGCGACCACGAACCAGCTCCTCGCCGATGGCTGGCTGACGGCGCTGAAGATCAAGGCCTGCGTCACGCCTGATATGAAGGGCGCGAAGAAAAAATTCACCGGCGAGTACGAGGACGAAGAGGCCGGGCAGCGCGGCATCACCATCATCGGCGATGTCATCCACACCTGGATACAGCAGACGCGGCTGCACTTCGGCGGGCCAGTCAAGACGATCGTGTTCTCGCCGTCAGTTGCCCATGGCGAAGAACTCTGCCGCCAGTTCGCGGCGGCCGGCTACAATTTCCAGCAGATCAGCTATCTCGATGCGTCGGACACAGACCGCCGGGCCAAGATCGAGGAGTTTCGCAAGCCGGACAGTGCCATTGACGGGCTGGTGTCTTGCGCGGTGCTGACCAAGGGCTTCGACGTGCCCGACGTGAAGTGCGGCATCTCCTGCCGGCCATACCGGAAATCGTTCTCGTCCCACATCCAGGAACTCGGGCGCGTAATGCGGATTGCCGATGGCAAGGACTTCGGCCTGTGGCTCGACCACTCCGGCAACTGCGTCACCTTCGCCGAGGAGACGGCCTGGCTGTTTGAGCACGGCGTCGACAACCTGTCCGATGCCCAGAAGAAGGACAGCGAGGCCCGAGAGCCGAAGGAGAAGGTGAAGCAGAAATATTTCTGCGGCGACTGCGGCATGCAGATGGAGGCGCATCACACGGCGTGCGGCGCCTGCGGCTGGCAACGGCCGAAGTACGGGGAAATCCAGGTCGTCGAAGGCGAGTTGATCGATGTCGACTTCAGCGTCCGCAACGCATTCCAGCCCCGGAAAGGCTTGCGCGCCGATTGCCTGCAAGATCCTCTCGGCATCTGGCATGCGGCGCTGGCCTACTGCTCGACGAACACCCGGAAGGGCGAGCAAGTCGCGCGCAAATGGGCCTATGGCGTGTGGCGCGGCATCTATCCCGGCAGCGAGCTTCCGTACGGCCTTTTCGAAGCCGCGTGCGACCACGACCGCTACAAGCTGGAAATGTGGCAGCTCGTCGAACGCGAGGTGAAGCGCTTCCGCAGGGGCTCGGCCAGAAAGGCGGCGGCATGAACGTCGACGCCGCAATCAGCGCCGCCTGTGAGAGCGTCGGCATCGTCCCGCCGAAGTACAGCACGCATTTCGGGCGTTGGATGAAAACTGACACGCTCGACGGCGGCAAGAGCGGCAAGGGTGACGGCCGCGTGATCGTCAACGAGCATCACGTTACGGCCTGGAACTGGCGTACTGGCGAGAAGCACACCGTCGCGCTGAAGGACGAGGAATATACGCCGGCCGAGCGCAGGCAGATCGCGCGGCAGGTTGCTGATGCGGAGAAGCGCAAGAAGGAGAAGGCGCAAGAGGCCGCAGCGATTGCAACGGCCATGCTGGCGAAGGCGAAGCCGGCCCAGCATCCATACCTGATCACCAAGGGCTTCCAGCACGAGCGCGCGCCTGTGATCGACGCCGCGTCGGTGTTGTCGATCGGCGGCAAGTACCTGTTGCCGCAGAGCGGCGGCGACCGCGCCATCCTGGTCCCGGCTCGCGTCGGCAACCGCATCACCAGCCTGCAACTCATCTGGGAAGACGGGACGAAGAGATTCCTTGTCAGCGGCGAAATGGAAAACGCGGCGTTCCGGCTTGCCTCGGGCAACTTCATCTGGCTCTGCGAGGGATATGCCACCGGCCTGACCCTTCGGACGGCATTGAAGGCGCTGCACCGCGACGACGGCGTGCTGTGTTGCTTCTCGGCCTACAACGTCAAGGTCGTAGCCAGCGGGCTACGCGGGCGGCGCGCCATCCTTACCGACAACGACAAGCCTATGCCGCAGTTCGACGGGCTCGGTACCGGTGAGTGGTACTCCCGGCAGGCGAACCTTCCCTACCTCATGCCGCCCCAGCTCGGCGACGATCTGAACGACGTGCACATGCGCGACGGGATTTTCACTGTGCAGCGGCTGCTTTCCACATTTATCCGGGAGGCGGCCTTGTAGAAGCAACTCGGCCCGATGGTGCCAAGGGTCTTGTGGGCAGTGGCGTCTTCGCCTGAGCCCCGTCCGGGAGCGGTCTGGTAAAGCCGTTCGTCGCGCCGGCAACAGCGACAACATAGCTGCAACAGGTCCCGGCCGCGCCGGGCGGAGACAATCCGGGATACGAGACCGGCTCCGAACGCAGAAGCACCAATACCCGCACAGGACGCACCCCGAGAGGAGGTGCAGCTTCTCCCTGATCGCCTGGATGGTCTTGGAGAGGTGCCGCTGCCAAGCGATGCGCGTGTAGGGCCGACAGGGCAACCCCGGCTCGAGGTTTCTTCGGAGACCAGTCACGTATCCAGGTGTGCGCGAGAACCGTCCCGAAAGGCACGGAACGCGTCACGCTTCGTCCTCGACAGGCGAAGTGTGTCTGGAAGAAAGAGCAACCGGGATTGGGGAAGCTCGAAAGGGCGAGGCCAATCAAAGGTCGAGGAAGCAACGATGAATAGTGCCAACGACAACCGAGGCGGACGGATACGGCACAAGAGAGCAAGCAAGCCGCTCGGGGCGGTGACGCTGGTGCTTTGGCTCCTGGTCGGCGACCGCGCTCGCGGAATGGTGAGGATCGAAAATGCTTGACGCAGCGAAACGTCACGTCATCGGTCATGGGCGATCCACCCGCTGCCGCTCGGCGCTTGATCAGCGGAGGACCGGGTGATGTTGCTAGTGCTTGACCGCCGACGGCTTCAAACCTTTGGCCATCTTGCGGGAGTATTCTTCCGCGGCTTCCCAGGTTTCGAACTGCTTCGCTTCCACCTTGCCGTCCGGCAGGAGTGTCACGGCGAGGTATGGCAGTCCCGCAATTGGCGGCCAATAAACGGCATAGCCGATTATCGGCTTTTTTGTGCTCATCGGTTTCACTCCATCCCGCATCGTAACAAGGTGGAAGGCGTCGAGGTTCCGCAAGAGGTTCATCAATGACGCCGCTCTCCGAACTGATCGCCTACCACCGGGAGCGGGAGAAGCACTGCCTCGGCGAGGTCGATCACTGTTCGGAAATGCTGCAGAAGAATCGTCGGTTCACCGAGGCCGACTGCAAGCGGTGCGTGAAGACTTGGGAAAACGAGCGTCGGGTAGCGCGTGATACTGCGTCGTGGCTGGAAACTCTGAAAAACAGTGCGAAGGAGACGTGATGGCGAAACGGAAAGAGCCTACTTTGCTTGATCCTGCCATTCGCATAGACGGTGGCAAGCGGACCAATCTCAAGCTCTATCGAGAGCGCAGGGCGCAAGAGCGAAAGCGTGCGAAGCCGCCTGTCGAAGATACGCGCGTTTCCGAGGCATGGGTTCGGCACGATGCCATGTCAGCCGTCGCAAAGGAAAAGACAGCGGAAAGGAAGCGCATGCGCGGCCTGTCCGCCGGCGGCGCCGAGGGCAGTGTGATCGTTGCTCAAGACATCAAGATCAGCGGATCGCGTTCATCCAAAAGGCCGATGCGCTGCCGGCCCGGAACGTTCGAATGGCGCTATGGTCGCGGTGAGAAGCTTATGGCCTATTTTCACGCCGGATCGCATTTTGCCGACCTGTACGAGCGCGCAGGCACCGCGGCGGCTTCCTCACCCGATCTGGCTGCCCAAGGATCAGGAGACTGGAAAGGGCTGCCTGACAGCCGCGTGGCCGCGCTCGACGCGCTCAGGCCGGTCAACGCCAAGCTGGGCGAGGATCAGCGCCTTCGGCTCGTGGCATACTGCGTTGAGGGTCTACCCGTCTCGGATATCGCCATATGGGCCGGCGTCCCGAGTCGCGACATGGCAGCGATTATCCATTCCGACATGACGGCGCTGGCGAAGGCACTCCACTTCTTGTGAGGAAAGGATCGGTTCGGCATCGAAACGTATTGACGTTTCTGCCGGAAACCCCTATAGCGATTGTCATTGGCGACAGTTGCGCCACCTCTAACCCGCCCGGCCCAACCGAGGCGGGTTCGTTCGTTTCAGGACAATCCCATGCTCAAGATCGGTACTGAGGTCACATACCGTGACCGTGAAGGCTGATGGCGAAGCTAGACCTGCGCAGCCTGGAGGCACAAGCCTACCGTCGTTGGTACGGCCTTGCGATCTGGTGCGGTGACAACGGACTGAGGGCACGGCAGCTTGCGCGCCAGCCCCTATGCGAACGATGCAGGGCATCGGGCAGGATCACGGCAGCGACCGTCGTCAATCACCGCATACCTCACAAAGGCGACTGGTCGCTGTTCACGGACCCGAACAATCACGAGAGCGTCTGCAAGGACCACCACGACGGCCTGATCCAGCGAGAGGAAGCGCGAGGGCATGTGATCGGGTCCGACATCAATGGGCGTCCGATGGCCCCGGACCACCCTTGGAATCGATAGGGGGGAGGGTCAAAAGCTTGGAACCTCTCCTTCCCCGACCCGCGGCCCCCCTCCGTTTGCAGCGGGATCAATTTCAGAACAAAAAGTTGAGGCCATCCCGTAGGGATGAGGTGTTATGGACGTGATCGAAGGCAGCGGCTCTATCGTGGTGGAGCCGGATTGGCAGGGCCTGTTCAACGACGAACTGGAGATCGTGGCCGCGCGCGAGCACTGGCGCATCGTCACGACCGAATTGAAGGACCGGCAGCTGCTCGTTGCCGCCAACGGTCATTCGATCCAGCGCCTGGTCTGTGCGTATCTCATGTTCGACCGCATGTATCGCGAGGTCGCAGAAACCGGCGTCGTCATGAAGCCGCGCCGCGGCAACTCGAAGGCCATCGCGCGGATCAGCCCGTACTTCACTGCGATGCGCGAGGCGGGGTCGGACGCGGCAGCGCTGGAGGCTGAACTTGGTATCTCGCCGCGCCGGCGTGGGTCGGCAGTCAAAGCCGAAAAGAAGCATCGCCGGGAAAGGGCGTCAGACGGTTATCTTGGCTCGGCCAACAGCCGATGACCTGGCGACGCTCTATGCCTGTGACGTCATCGACGGGAAGATCGTAGCCGGGGAATTCGTCAAGGCGGCGTGCCGGCGCCATCTCAACGACCTGGACAGCGGTTCAGTGCGCGGGCTGGCCTTCAACGTCGACAAGGCCAAGCGGCATTGCGGGTTTTTCCCTGCCGTCCTGACCGTGACGGAAGGTATCGCCGAAGGCAGGCCGTTCAACCTTCTGCCGTGGCACGGGTTTGTCGTCGCCTCGCTGTTCGGCTGGCAGAGGTCGGACGGGCTTCGCCGTTTCCGCATGGCGTGGATGGAGACGGGCAAGGGTCAGGCGAAGTCGCCGCTGATGGCCGGTATCGGTCTCGACATGATGGGCTTTGCTGGAAAGGAGCGATCTGAGGTTTACGCCATTGCCGGCGACAAGGACCAGGCCAACGTCCTGTTCAAGGATGCAGTCGCAATGTGCCGGGCAAACCTGCCCGATCGGGTAGAGGATGAATTCGAGTCGCTGGAAAGCCGCGGTGATGTGGTGATCCGTGGTACCGGCGATCATGCCTGGAAGATCGAGCATCCGGGGACAAGTTCGAAATTCATGTCTATGGCGTCGGTGGATTCGATCTCGGGTCCGCGTCCCTATGCGGTGCTGGCCGACGAGATCCACGAGTTCAAGACGGCGTATGCGCTGCAGATATGGAAGGCGGCTATCGACAAGATGAGCGGCGATCCGCTCATGCTGCTAGGCACCAACACGCCCGCCATCAACCAGATCGTCGGAACCGAATATTCCGAACTGTTCCAGAAGGTCGTCACCGGGCAGGCCGAGGACGATACGCTGTTCGGCTTCATTGCACGGGTGGACGAAAAGGACCGGGAAACGGTTTTCGACAATGAGGCTGTCTGGGCAAAGGCGTTGCCGGCGCTCGACGTCACGTATCCGATCGACAACGTCAGGAAGCGGGTCAACACGGCCCGGCTGATGCTGTCGGAAGCGCTGTCGACCAAGCGGCTTTACTTTGGCATCCCGGTCGGCACTGAGGGCTTCTGGACGACGCAAGAGGCTTGGGAAAGCTGCCAGGGCATCGTCGACGAAAAGCAGATGCTGGGCTCGCCGTGCTGGCTTGGGCTCGACCTGTCGAAGAAAAACGACCTGACCGCGCTGTCGGCGTGCTGGCGCAAGGATCTGAAGCTGTACGTCAAGACCTGGTACTTCACGACGAAGGCGGGAATTCACGACCGCAGCCGCGACGACAACGTGCCCTACGACAAGTGGGCGGATGATCCGGCGATCCCGCTGGAAGCGGTTCCGGGTGCCACCATCGACTACGCATTCGTGGCGGCAAGGGTGAAGGCTTTGATCGATGCCGGACACGATGTCCGGTTCCTGACCTTCGATCCTGCCAAGATCGATGATTTTATAGATGCCTGCGCAGAGATCGACCTAGCCGTGTGGAAGTTCGAAGGACCGGACGAACCAAAAGGTGAGGGCCTGATGCTGGTCAGCCATGGGCAGGGTACGCGCATCGTTTTCAAGGAACGTGCGCTCAGCATGCCGAAGTCGGTCGAGAAGCTGGAAGACGCCATTCTCGACGGCGATATCGTGATCGATGCGAGCCCGGTGACGACGATGTGCGCGTCGAACGCCTGCATTGTGTCCGATCCAATGAACAATCGCGCCTTCGACAAGAAGCGGAGCCGGGGGAGGATCGACGGCATGATCTCGATCACGGAAGCGGTCGGCGCGGCGCACAACGAATTTGAGGCAGGGCCATCGGTCTACGAATCGCGCGGTCTTCTGGTGGTCTGAGGCGGGATGACGGATGGGCTATTTCAGCAACCTGCTCAGCGCCGCCCTTGGGAAGCCGAAGGCGCAGAGCTTCGACCTCTCCAACATGTCGCCGGAACAGGTCAGGGATTTTCTTCGGCTTGGCGGCGACTGGGAAACGTCCAGCGGCGTGACGATCACCGAGTCGTCAGCAATGCGCGTCGCCGCGGCTTGGCGGTGCGTCAACATTATCTCGGGGACCGTCGGCACGCTGCCGCTCGACCTCATCCGCCGTGTCTCGGAGAAGGAACGCCAGCCGGCGTCCGGCCATTCGCTGCGCAAGGTGCTGACCGTCAAGCCGAACCAGTGGCAGACGCCTTCCGAGTTCCGCCGGATGATGCAGGCGCATCTCCTGCTGAGGGGGAACGCCTACGCGTTGAAGGTCTGGCTGTCTGGAAACGTCGTCGCTCTTGTGCCGATCCATCCCGATCGGGTGTCGGTCGAGCAGAAGCGCGACATGACGATTGAGTATCGGGTGACGTCCAGCGACGGGAAATTCCGCCTTCTGACGGCCAGAGACGTCTTTCACCTGCGCGGCATGTCGCTCGACGGGGTCAAGGGCCTGTCGGTGCTGAGCCACATGCGCGAGAGCATCGGCCTTGCCATCCAGTCGGAGCAGGCCGGCGCGCGGGCGATGAACACCGGATCGTTCCTCGGCGGCGTCATCGAGCATCCGCAGAAGATGAGCCCGGAGGCTCACGGTCGCCTGAAGGGCGATTGGGATGAAAAGTATGCCGGCGCGAAGAATGCCGGAAAGACGCCGATCCTGGAGGAAGGCGCGAAATACAGTTCTATCGGCCTCAGCGGCAAGGATCTGCAGTTCCTCGAGCAGCGGGATTTCCAGCGCTACGACATCGCCATGTTCTTCGGTGTTCCGCCGCACATGCTCGGCGCCACCGAGAAGCAGACGAGTTGGGGCAGCGGCATCGAGCAGCAGGGCATCGGCTTCGTCACCTACACGCTGAACGACTGGCTGAAGACCTGGGAAGAAGCGATCAAGCGCGACCTGATCGCCGAGCGCGAGTGGGAGACGCTGGACGCCCGGTTCTACACGCAGGGCTTGATGCGCGGCGACGTCACCTCGCGCACCGCCTACTACGTCGCGGCCCGCCAGTGGGGCTGGTTGAACCCGAACGAAATCCGCGCGCTCGAAGACATGAACCCGCGCGATGACGAGGGCGGCGAGGAATACGCTGTTCCGCCGAATACCGCCGGCGAAGTGAAGCCGACCACAGGAGTTGACGATGAGCCTTCGCAAACTGCCTGAAATCAAGGCTTTCGACGGGCTTTCGTCGCTTGCCTTTGAGCCCGACGAATCCGCCCTGGCGAAATGGAAGCCCTGCGTCCGCGCCGCGACCGAGGGCGACGACAACGTCATCTCGATCTACAACGTGATCGGCGAGGACTTCTGGACGGGTGAGGGCGTTACGTCCAAGAGGGTCGCGGCTGCCTTGCGAAAGATCGGCAGCCGCGAGGTCACGGTCAACATGAACTCGCCGGGCGGCGACTTCTTCGAGGGGATCGCGATCTACAACCTGCTTCGGGAGCATCCGGGGAAGGTCACGGTCAAGATCATGGGCCTTGCTGCGTCTGCGGCATCGGTGATCGCCATGGCTGGTGATGAGGTCCAGATTTCCGAGGTCGGATTCCTGATGGTGCACAACGCCTGGGCCATCGCCGTCGGCAACCGGCACGACTTCCGCGACGCGGCCGCCACACTGGAGCCTTTCGACGACGCGATGGCCGGTCTCTATGCTTCCCGATCTGGCGCGGACAAGGCCGAGGCGGCGGCATGGATGGATGCCGAAACCTGGTTCAACGGATCGAAGGCGATCGATGCGGGCTTGGCGGATAGCCTCCTGCCCGCCTCGCTCGTGTCCGAGGACACCACAGAGAACACGAAATCCCTCGCGGCCGTGCGCCGCGTGGATGCGGCCCTTGCCAAGCAGGGGCTGCCTCGCTCGGAACGCAGGACGCTTCTGGGCGAATTGAAGCGCGGTACGCATGACGCTGCCCCGCATGCCATGCACGACGCTGGCGACGACTGGTCCGCATCACTTGCCGACCTCCTGAAAACGGTCAAATCCTAGAAAGGAACTGACATGACCATGCACACGAACCCGCGCAAGGCGCGCGGTATCGTCGCCGTGCGCGCTGATGCAGGCGGCGACCCCAAGAAGATTGTGGCCGAGATCAAGGCTGCCTTCGAGGAGTTCAAGACGGCCAACGACGAGCGCGTCGCTGCCCTGGAGAAGGGGAAGGCCGACGCGGTTCTCGACGAGAAGGTCGAGAAGATCAACTCGCACATCACCGACCTCCAGTCCCAGCTCGCCGAAGTCGCTGCCAAAGCGGCCTCTGCCGGCCTGAACGCTGGCGCCGATGACGATCTGTCCAAGGCGGCGGCCACCTTTGCCAAGGAGCGCGGCACGGAGATTTCCGTTGACGATTTCAAGGCCTATCGCGACGGCCTGAACGTCTACATGCGTCGCGGCGGCAACACGCCTCGCGACGTCATGGCGGCCATGTCGGTCGGCTCCGACCCGGACGGCGGCTATACCGTCACGCCGGACACGTCGGGCCGCATCGTCAAGAAGATCTACGAAACCTCTCCGATGCGTCAGGTGGCGTCCGTCGTCACCATCGGCACGGATCGCTTGGAGGGCTTCAACGATCTCGGCGAGGGTACGGCCGGCTGGGTAGGTGAAACCGCTCCCCGTCCGGCTACGGAAACCGCGCAACTCGGCAAGTGGGAAATCCCTGTGCACGAGATGTACGCCTTCCCGCAGGCGACGCAGAAGGTTCTCGACGACTCGATGTTCGACATCGAAGGCTGGCTTGCCGACAAGACGTCGGACAAGTTCACCCGCACAGAGAACGGGGCGTTCCTCAACGGCGACGGCATTCTGAAGCCGAGGGGGTTGCTGACTTATCCGACCGCGGCGACGGCGGACGCTACCCGCGCCTGGGGCACGTTCCAGCACGTCCTGACCGGGACCGACGGCACGTTCGGCACCACGACCAACGGCACCGACAAGCTGATCGATCTGGTCTATTCGGTGAAGGCCGGCTATCGCGCCAATGCCAGCTTCATGATGGCCCGCGCGACCATCGGGGCCGTGCGCAAGATCAAGGACGGGCAGGGCAACTACGCTTGGCAGCCTTCCTTGTCGGCCCTCTCGGGAGGCACGATCCTGGGCTTCAACGTCGTCGAGGCTGAGGACATGCCGGCAATGGCGGCCGACAGCTTGTCGCTGGCGTTCGGCGACTTCGGTGAGGCCTACCAGATCGTCGACCGCGTCGGCATCCGTGTGCTGCGCGACGCTCTCACCAACAAGCCCTATGTCGGGTTCTACACGACCAAGCGGGTTGGTGGCGCTGCCATCAACTTCGAGGCCGTAAAGTTCCTGAAGTTCGGCGACTGATCCGGCTAGGGCGGCGGTTTTTAAGGCCGCCGCCTCCCTCCCTCCATCTCACGAAAGGAACTGGACCATGCACGGTCTTTCCAAGAACGTTGAAATCCGCGTGGTGGGCTCGCCGGTGGCGGCCGGCTCGACCATCGACAACAACTCCAGCCGCATCGACATGACGGACTACGAGAGCGTCATGTTCATCGCGCCCATCGTGGATTCGGTCGCGACCGGCGTTGCTACGCTGT